AAGCTACTATCACTTCTTCTAACGTTATCGCTGAAATCGTTAAAGTAATCAATGCTTTACCAGCACGAGTTTCTCGTAAAAAAGCAGACTTACGTTTGTACGTTGCTTCTAACATCGCTAACGCTTTGGAATTGGCTACTGCTTCAGGTAACACTCAAACATACATTACTACTCCATTAGCTTTGACTTTCTTAGGTATTAAAGTTGTTGTAGCTGAGGGTATGCCAGTTAACCACATGGTTGCTACTGTTAAGAACAACATGATTTACGCTTTCGATGGCGAAGGAGACGGAAAAGCAATCAAAGCTGTTAACTTAGCTGATACAGTTGCAGAGCCTTACTTACGTTCACGTGCAAACTTGAAAGTAGGTTTCTCTTACGTTAACCCAACAGAGATTGTTCTTTACTCATAAGAATAAATATTAACTTAAAAAACGGGAGGGCGGTTAATTCTTCCCTCCTTTTTTTATAAAATTTTAAACCCATGGCATGTACAACAATTACAGCAATCACAAAATCTTGTGATAACAATATCGGAGGAATTACTGCTATCTATATCAATGATATGGATAACATTACTTCGACTACAATCGATTCAGCTTCTTACATGGTTGATGCTCAAGTAGTATCTTCTAACTACGAAGCGTTCGAATTTAGACGTAACACAGGAAACTTTACAGAGGAAACTGCGGTTGACTTTGCAAACGGTTCTTCTTTTGTTACAGCAACAGTTTCTTTGATGTTCCACAGACGCGAGGCTTCAAAATCTAAGGCTATTAAAATCCTTTCAGAAGGACAAAGAGACTTAGCTATCATCGTTAAAGATGCTAACGGTAAATATTGGTACTTCCCGTTTGCTCAACTTTCAGCAACTGCTGAAGGTTCAGGAACAGCAAAAGCAGACGGTTCAAAATACTCTGTTACATTCATCGCAGAAAACGAGAACTTGGCTTACGAAGTTGACCCTACAATCATCGCAGGTTTGATTTAAAAATACCTTGTAAATAAAAAGAGGGGAGTTAATAGCTTCCCTTTTTTTGTGAACTTTTTTTTAAGATTAACATTATAGTTATGATATACATTGAAAAAGATATACTTAACACAATTGTTTTGACGCTTACAGAAAGCTCAACACTATCTAATCCTTATTATGTATTCGAGTTTGAAAACGATTTTAACACAGCGACAGAACCTATATACTTCTATGCGCCTGACTTGTCGACTTCAAAAACACGATATAATAAATTCGAATTAGCTGAAGGAGTTGATGTGACTTTTGTAATAGGTCAATACAGTTATAAGGTATATGAAAGTGCAACAGTTCCAAATCTTAGTTTGCCAAACCCAGTTGAGGGATTGCATGAAATTGAAGAGGGCAGAATGGTTGTCGATGGTGTCTTAACTAACTCAATTTACGAATGAAATTTTTAGGTTTTAACATTGGAAAAAGCGAAAGCGTGAGCGTTGAAAGTAACAACTATCAATCGTTTTCAAGTCCATTTATGAAAGTAGGCGAGGGTAATTTGTCACTACCTTACGTTAATGCACGTCAACAGGTTAGCGGATATATCCGTTTTGGAGTAGACAACCTTTACCCGCAATTAATTAACCAACTTTATTATACGTCTCCGTTACATGGTGCGATAGTTGACTTCAAAACAAACGCAACAATTGGCGGGGGTTATGAAATTAAGACGGATTCAAGCGTTACAGCAGTTGAAAAGATGGAAGTTTATGCTTTTGAAAAGAAAGTAGACTTAGAACAGTTGTTAGACAAGATAACAAAAGACGACATTTTACACAACCGTGTTTATTTTAGACTTGTGTTTAACTCAAATAATGATTTAATTCGTGTTAAGCATATAGGAGCTGAGAAAGTTAGAACGTCAAAAGACAAATTAACATACTTTATTTGTGACGATTGGACAAGTCAAATTGATATTGAGACTATTTACCCTTATGACCGTAAGATATACCAAAGAGAGTGCTTATATGTGTACGAAAAGAACTGTGTAGGGCAAGACGTTTACCCTTTACCAAGTTATACAAGTGCATTTAATTGGGCTTTCTTAGATGGCGAAATGTCATACTTACAAAAGTCTAATATCTTGAACGCTATCTTCCCGTCATTTGCTTTTATGTTCCCTAAAAAGCCACAAAGCGAAGAGGAAAAAGCAGGATTAAGAAAAACAATTGAGAGCGGAAAAGGTGCAAGAAATGGCGGTAAAGTTTTGAGTTTCTTTGCTAACAATGCAGACCAACTTCCTAAGATTGAAGCAATACCAACTAACAACAACGACAATCTATTTCAAGTAACAACTGAAAGTATAGACAGTAAGATATGTCAAGCGCATACAATCGACCCGATATTAATGGGTATTCGTGTGAGTGGTAAACTTGGCTCAGGTTCTGACATCAAACAGTCTTATATCATTTTTGAAAAGAACGTAATCTATCCACAACGCCATAAGATAGAAAAGATAGTAAACGACTTGTTTAAAATCGCTAAGATTAAAGCTACATTCACACTAAACAACTACCAAATTGTTAATGAAACAATCGTAGAATTAGAGGGAACGGGTAAGAAAACAACAGACGCTTTAAACGCAATGTCTCCATTGGTTGCTACAAAAGTACTTGAATCAATGACAGAAAATGAGGTACGTGCTTTAGCAAGTTTACCACCAGTAGACGGTGGAGACAAAACAAAATCACAGATAGCAACTGAAACAATAACAACTACAACTACTGTATAATGAATTACTTTATAACTGAAGCATACTTAAAAAATCAAACACCGATAACAGCAAATGTCGATGTTAAAGACGTTACACCTTACATACGTACACAGAGCGACCTTCGTGTACAGCCTATTTTAGGCACTTACTTTTACAAATATTTGTTGGCTAAGTATAACGCTGAAACATTAACAACAGACGAAGAGACACTTGTCGAATATATTAAGCCAATTGTAGCGTGGCGAAGTGCTGAAGATGCTGTTTTCGGATTGAGTTACCAACTTAAAAACAAAGGTTTGCAAGTTCAGAATGGAGACTATTCTAATTCAGTAACACAAAGTGAGGTTGCTTTTGCTCAAGACCACTATGCACAAAAGGCTTCATTTTACGAGGTTCGTTTGATTAACTATTTACGTGCTTACAAAGATTTATACCCGCAGTTTACAAGTCACTTGAATACAGATAGCGACATCAAACCACTAAAGACACAGGAGAACGGATTTAACGATAGTATTTTGTTTATATGAAGTCTTTTATTGCCTCTTATTACACGTATTTTTTACAAGCGTTGTTCGTCTTTTTCGCACCCATTAAAGGCATTATTATCTTAGTTGCTTTATCGACTGTTTTAGATACTTGCTTCGGAGTTTGGAAAGCTAAACAATTGCGACAAGGTATTACATCGAAGAACTTTAGACATGGTTTTATACCTAAGATACTAAGCTACGTTACTGCTACTATGTTAGTTTATGCTTCGGATTATTTTATCGTTAACGAACTTACAAAGTCGGTAGTTAGTGTAGAGTTTTTATTCACTAAATTAATTGCACTTGTGTTAATATCGATTGAGGTTAAGTCTATGGACGAATCATTTGAAAAAGTCAAAGGCTATTCATTCATCAACAAAGCAGTTGATTTAATTATAAAAGCTAAGAACATAAAAAAAGAACTATGACAACAAAAGGAAACTTTCCACACTTAGACGTTGCTAAATTAGTTTTGTTTATTGTAGCTTCAGCAATAGCATGGGGGTTTCTGTTTAGTTGTTCAGCTTCATACCACTTACGTAAATACGAAAAGAAAGGCGGTAAAATAGAACACGTTACCGACACATTAACTTACTTTCAAAAAGATTCGGTTTTAATCCGAACTAAAGACACTACTTTTTTTCAGTATTATTATACCCAAAAAGATACAATAGTAAAACAAAACGTATTTTTATACCCGAAAACACGCTTTAACCAAAGACTTGAAATAAGACGATTTAAAGATAGTTTAAAATTCGAGTTAAGTAAATATACTGATTCGCTACGTTATGCCTTTAGAACGCATAAAATCAACGTAAAACACGATACTAAAGTAAAAGTATCAGAACAAAAAACACAACGCAAGAAAAATCGCCCTATTTGGATACCGATAGCGGTATTAATTATTTTGCTTATTATTGCATTTAGGTTTAAATAGCGTTCCAAACGCACAATACTTTATTTATGGCAAAGATTCGCCCGAGAATAACAAGCGAGGAATACGAAATCGTACAACAGTACCGTGCAATTAAAGAGGAATCGAATGAAATGGGAATAGACCACCAAGACGTTAAGCACGGTTGGTTAAAATCAAAGAACGCAAGTTTATTTTTTGCAAATCCTGACTTTAAAAACAAGAACCACAAAGATTTTGAAATACTTAAACAAGGTATCGTTGAAATTGTAAAGGATTCAGCACCTAAATACCCCGAGATAAAACGTAATAAATGCGAAGATGGACACTTGTTAGTGATTGATATTGCAGATTTACACATCGGTAAGTTAAGTTCGGTATTTGAAACAGGCGAAGAGTACAACCAAGAAATTGCAGTACAACGTGCTAAAGAGGGTATGCAAGGAATATTAGACAAATCAAAAGGTTTTGAGATTGACATGATTTTATTCGTTGCTGGAAATGATATACTACACACCGATAACACACGTTCAACAACAACAAGTGGAACACCTCAAGATACAGACGGAATGTGGTACGAAAACTTTTTAAAAGCGAAACAACTTTACATTGAGTTATTGGAAAGTTTGATGTCAATTGCTGAGGTTCGTGTAATGTACAATCCAAGCAACCACGATTATACACATGGATTCTTTTTAATGCAATTGATTGAAGCATACTTTACTAATTGTAAACATATTTCTTTTGATGTTAATTTAAGACATCGAAAAGCATACAAGTATTATAATAACCTAATAGGTACAACACACGGAGATGGTGCAAAGACAGATAATTTGCCAATCTTATTAGCGACTGAGTTCCCTTTGATGTGGTCGACTACTGAAAGACGGTATATATATAGCCACCATTTACACCATAAAGTTTCGAAAGACCTAATCGGAGTTACATTTGAAGTATTAAGAAGCCCAAGCGGTACGGATTCATGGCATCACAGAAATGGATATCAACATTCACCTAAAGCAGTTGAAGGATTTGTACATCACAAAGTACATGGACAAGTTGCAAGGATAACACACAATTTTTAAGATATGAATTTAAGTAAACACGTAACAGTCGAGGAGTTTTGCTTTTCCCCTACTGCAATAAGAGCAGGAATTAAAAACGTAATGTCATTGGAGCAATTAGATAATGCTGAGTTACTATGCGAGAAAGTGTTTGAACCATTAAGAGCGCACGTAGGTAAACCTATTAAGATTAATTCAGGATTTAGAAGTCCGTCTTTAAATAGGGCTATCGGTGGCTCAAGTTCCTCACAACATTGTAAAGGACAAGCGATGGACTTAGAACTACATGACAAAGAGTTGTTCGATTGGATTATAGATAACCTTGAGTTCGACCAGCTTTTGGCTGAGTTTGGAACTGACAACCATTTCGCATGGTTTCATATTAGTTACACACGTACAAAGAATAGAAAGGAAGTATTAAGAGCAACAAAAAAAGCAGGTAAAACTGTTTATTCTAAATATATTCGTTAACTTTGAGGCACTAATTTCATCGTTAGTTTGTTTGTAAAGACCGTTATTTTAATTAATAGCGGTTTTTTTTATTAAAAAAGTTTCGTTCTGAAGCCCTTTAAAATCAACACTTTCAAAAATAATTTAAAAATAATTGTAAATAAATTGTAAATAAGTTTTGGTGGATTAAATTTAATACATATATTTGTAGAAACAAAAAACGATGAAAAAAGAAACGATTGAAAATTTAGTAGTGGGCATCATTGCCTTATTAGCATTTATCTTTAGCGGTTTATACAGATGAGACAGTTACACGAAAGAGCAATTGCGTTACTCGATATGATTGACGCTTTTGAAAGCAAGAAACGTAATGCTTGTGAGTTTTACAACAAGTGGGAAAACAGACACTTTACCCAAGTTTTACAAGATTGTGCAAACGATATAGACGTTTACGACAGAGCAATTAAAAGACTGAAAGCAAGTTACAATAAACTAATCAAACAAATAGAAACAATTTAATCATGGAATTTAAAGGAACAAAAGGAAATTGGGTATTAAAAACATTCCCTGAAGGACAAATGAGTGTAAGAAATGAGATTGACACAAGAAAAATATGTGTACCAAGAGTACAAAATTATGAAGAGTCATTAGCGAATTTATTACTAATATCAAAAGCACCTGAAATGCTGGAAATGTTAATCAGAATGAGAGACAATGAAGATTGGGATATTAACGATTTATTAGATTTAAAACAACTAATCAAAGAAGCAACTGAGATATGAAAGAGATTGAGTGCGAAACTTGCGAGGGAACAGGAACACTTGAGCGAATGAATTGCAGAAACGGAAGCAACGAGTGTTGTGGCGGTTGTTACATCGAGGTAACTTGCGAAGATTGTTTAGGTTATGGATTTACTGAAATAGAAGATTATGAACAAGAAGATTAACGACAAACATTTAAACCGTCTTTTATTCGTTTTAACGGTGTTTATTATACTATTTAACACAATGATACCAAAACGAAAAGTAAAGTCATTAGAAACGCTTAAAATAAGCAAAGAGGAAGTTGAGTTAAACAACGGAATACAACAAGGAAAACACGAACCTTTTAATTATCAAATAAAATGAAACGACAAACAGCAAAAGCAAACATACAAAGCATGGCAAATTGGTGGCGAGAACCTAAAAAAATAAGTTGCGCTAAAGACAAAGGCGGTTCTTTTAATATGCAATTGTATTTAGATTATTTAAGTGTGATTAATAACCTTAAACAAAAGACTATAACAATTGAACAACAGAAAAGTATAACTAAACAACAATAAGATGAAACAACCAAACAAAGATGAAATAGAAAAGCTATTAACATTGGTCGGAGTGCTTCCTGTTTTAGCTGACTTCATGGAAGATTTAAATAGTTCCGTGTTTACGCAGTCACTAAAAAATAAATGTAACTTACTAATCAAAGAAATACGACAAAAAGACGAACTATTAATGCGAGGCACTGACTTAAGTATAATTGAGCAACAACATAACATCGGACTTGCATTTAGACAATGGCACAAACAAAACTTTAAAAACGATTAAGATGAAAAAACAAACACCAGTAGAATGTTTATTAGAACAAATAAATAAATTAAAAGGATTAAGTATAGCAACAGATGAGCCTTGTGTTGAAAAATGTAAAAAATTAGAAAAGGAATTTTTATGTTATTTTTATATCAAAGGTGCTGAAGCTGAAATTAATAATCCGTATGTATCTAATATTGAATTTTATAACGAAACCTTTAAAAACACGAACAAATGAAATACGATTCACACGGTACACGAATGAGATTAAAGAACCAGTTAAACTGGAATAAGATAGGCGACTTTGACATGGTAAGAATCCAAAGATATTGCCCTTTAGATTTTGACTTAATTACAGGACAAAACAGAATTACTAATATAAAGATATACCGTCAAGTAGTGCACGCTTTATTATTTGCTTCGGGTTATGGATATAGCGAAATAGGTAGACTTTTAAACCGTGACCACGTTACAATTATGCACTCAGTTAAAACAGTGTCAAACATGATTCAGATACACGATATGCAATACATCAAAGCTATTTGGGAATTATCTAAGGATTCAGAGTATTACACTGGAGAATACGAGGAAAAGACAAACAACTTTGTAATAAGTCAAATTATTTTACAAAAAAGATTTGAAAGTATGAAAGTAAATTAGTATATTTGCGAACGGTTCGGTCTGACAATATAGAACCATAAGGAATTTAGTTTACCCTGTTATGAAGTAGGAAGTCAGACCTCTATGGATTAATGGGGTTTTTTATTGAATAACAAATTATAATTATTATGAAACAAAAATTCTATCTAATCAAGGATTTAAATGTGTACATTAACCTTGAACATCTAACATCTTTTAAGTTAGAAGAAGCGGGTCACATTGAAAGACAGCTTAAAATGCAACCAAAATGCTGTGTAGTTGTTGGCTCAAGTACTATTTATTGGTGCGATGCTGAAAACTTTAACATTTTAAAAGCGTTGTTATCATGAGTGAAAGAAAGATGTTTAAATTCTATAAAAGCTATTACGATGTGGCTCAAGAATTATCTGACAAAGACAGACTACTTTTTTACGATGCTATAATTAAAAAGCAATTTAATGGAGTTGAACCTAATTTAAATGGTATGGTTAAGTTTGCTTACATTTCACAAAAGCATAGCATAGATAAACAAGTCAAAGGTTGGGAAGATGCAACAAATTCAACACTTTCAGACCCCTTAATAGACCCCATACAGGGGTGTGGCATAGGCCCCCATATAGACCCCACCATGCAAGTAGAAGTAAAAGAAGAAGAAGAAGTACAAGTAAAAGAGAAAGAAGAAGTTAATGTTCACGTATTTTTATCATGGTTTAATAATTCACTTTTAAAATACAAAGGTAAATTAGGAAAAAATCAGATATTAACTCAAAACGATATTAACAACCTTAAAAAACTTAAGAAAGCAAATTTCACAAAAGAAGATTTTGAACACGCTTTTAAAGTAATGGTTAACACCCCTTGGGTTATACAAAATAATATGTCGAAACCATCGCATTTTTTAGTTACTGATAACTTCCAAAAATACTTAAATACTGAAATTGAAGAAAATAAACCTAAATTCGCATGGCAATGATTGAGGGATATAGAATAGAAACATACGACAGCATAGCAAGTGAACTTGTTAAGTATAGAGATAACTACCATGAGAAAGGTTTGTATTTAGGTTTTCCTAACTTAGACAAACATTATAACATGATGCTTGGAACGTGTACAGATTGGACAGGATTTCCTATGAGTGGAAAAACACAAGTGCTTATGGAGATGTTAATGAATACGTCTTTATTTTACCATTGGAAACACTTAGTATATTTTCCTGACGTTGGTAACTCAATCGAAGTGATTGCAGATTTAATCCACAAAAAGACGAAAAAGAGTTTCGACCCTACAAAACCAAATGTTATAACTGATAACGAAATAGCAAGAGCTGGAATGTGGGTTACAAATTACTTTCGTATCTTAACAAAAAAAGATGTAAGGGCAAAGATGACACCGTTTCAATTTTGGGACTATGCAGTAGAACTTAAAAAAAGCGAGGGATTACATACCGCTTCTATTGACAGTTGGAAAGATTTAAACCATGACTACAAAGAGTTTGGCGGTTATGCTACCTATTTAGAAGCTGTTTTACCTTACAGAAACATGATTGCTGAAGAACATCAACTACATTTGCATACAATTATACACCCGAAACTTACAGAAAAGGAAAACGGAAAACGAAACCCGCCAACTCCATACGATTTAAAAGGGGGTTCTGAGTGGTTTAATAGTGGAAAATGCATGATTACAGTACACCGCCCCGATGTTTTAAATAATTTGTGTGAGATATACGTGAATAAAGTAAAACCGAGAGCGTGTGGTGTGGTTGGTAATATAACTTTACAGTTTGATATTAACACATTAACCTATTATAATTTAGATGAAATGAATCCGAATGTAAAAGTATATGCAGAACCTAAGCACAAAGAAACAGTCATAAACACGAAGCCAACGAGTAAGGCAATAGAAGATTTCAATAACAGTTTACCTTTTTAACGATGAATGAATTAGATGTATTAATAAGAAAAGCACAACTATCTACTGTTTTGCACCGTGTAAAATTCGCACTTGACGACCTTGAGCAGAAAGCACCACATAAACACGAACTAATAAAATCACAAAAAGAAAGCGTTAACGACCTTTTAGACGTACAAGAGTTAGTTTATCATTTAGTAGATGAAAATAAAACGTACCGACTTAGAAACATAAGTTTAGAAAAAGCATTAATTATGAATGAAGTTGAAATGCAAAAGATGAGAGACGAAGTTGAATCTATTAAGCAGTTGTTATGACACCGAAAGAAAAAGCAGAAGAGTTAGTTTACAAAATGCACAACGTAGATTTTCACGATTTACCTGACGAGTTAGCAATGCAATATATACACGCAAAACAATGTGCATTAATAGCAGTTGATGAAGTACAAAGATTAATTAAAGATTTAAGCTCTTGCAATTATAGGTTTATTTATATTATAGATGAAATGAATTTTTGGAATGAAGTTAAACAAGAAATTCAAAAGCTATGACACCATTAAATGAAGTAATGTTTCAACTACAAAAACACGAACTTAACCGCGATTTAACGCTACATAAAGGTTGTTACATACCAAACATTAAGAACACAGTAGAAAGTATGGTAAACGTACTTAAAAGCCAAAAAGGAAATAGAGCGTATTTGCCTTACTATTTTAATATTGTAAACATTTTAAATAAATTGAATGATGAAAGCCACACGTAAGAAAAAAAAAATTAGATTATCAATTAATGATATTATAGAATATAAAAAAGATAATTTAATTAAGAAAAATAGAACTATGCCAAATGTTAATTTAATAGTTGAACATTGGAATACAAAATACAATTTATTTTTTGACAAATATTATTGTTGGGGTTGTGGATTTCCATGTAATTTTTTACATAGAGCACACCTATTAGCAAGGTCAAGTGGTGGTTCAAATAATTGTGATAATTTAATTTTGTTATGTAGAGATTGTCATTTAGGAATACAAGAAAATTTTACATATAGTGAAAGAGAAGCTGAAAGAATAAAATATTTAATTTTAGATGGAATGCCTTTTTTTAGTATTCAAAAAAATAGAATATTAACAAATGCTAAATTAGGATTATATGACCATTTAATTGAAAGCATAGGTGTTTCTAAAAATGATTTTGAATTATTTAAAAAAATACCAATATGAAAACGAACTTTGATAAGAAATGTAAAGAATGTAACGCTACTTTTGTGCCTTACAAGACTACTGACAGGCTTTGTTACCTATGTTCCAAGACGAAACTTGCTTTAAAGAACCTTGAAAAGATTAAAAAGGAAAAGGTTAAGAAACAAAAAGAGGATTTACTCACGCTTCAGGACTATTTGAAGTTAGCACAACAAGTGTTCAACAAGTGGATTAGACTTCGAGACGAAGGATTAGTTTGTATAAGTTGCCAAAAACCAATGAGGAAAGGAAACATTGATGCGGGTCACTTATGGAGTGCGGGGGGTCATTCAAACGTGCGATTTAACGAACTAAATGTAAACGCTCAATGTAGTAGACCATGTAACAAAGATAAAGCTGGAGACATTAACAACTATCGTTTAGGCTTTGTTAAAAGATATTCAGTTGAACAGTTAGATGAACTTGACAAAATAGCAAACGTTACCCGCAAATGGACAAAAGACGAATTAAAAAAGCTAATAGCTGAATATAAAGAAAAGATAAAAAATATTTAAACAAGTATTGTGTATTAAAAATAAAACACTATATTTGTAGAAATTAAAAACAAACAACGATGAAACATTTATTCAAAGCAATTGCAGACTTTCAACAAGAAGTGCCTGTAATTCACAAAGGGACACAAGGGTACGGTTACTCTTATTCAGATTTACCTGCTATTTTCAAAGTGATTAATCCGTTACTACAAAAACACGGTTTAGGATTTATTCAATCTATTAACTCACATGATGGGGTAAACTATTTAAACACGGTTATTTTCCATTCAGAAAGTGCTGAAAAGATTGAAAGCAGTACTTTGATTCCAACCGTAGCATTAAAAGGCATGAATGATTACCAGTCTTTTGGTAGTGGAATAACTTACTATCGTAGATACGCTTTAGCAAGTATGCTCGGATTGGTTACTGACAAAGATACTGACGCTTCAGGCGAACAAGTAAAACACGAACCAAAAAAGCAACCAATCAATGATGAGCGTTTTGTAAAAGCATTACAAGCAATCAAAGAGGGCAAAGCTAAGAAAGACGATTTATTAAAATTCGAGTTAACACCCGAGCAAAAAGCAATGTTATGAGAATAAATTCAAAAGAAGCAACAAAAAAATATTTAGAATTTTTGTTTTATTTAAAAGAAAAGATAGAAAATGAAAATGTTAATTCACTTCAAAAAGAATTAAGAACGTATGGTGTGACTACAAGATTTTCAGGGTTTTTATTAAATAAAAATATAGTTATAAAAAGAAATGGTTTTTATTATTGGAATGAAAAAATACCTGTATCAATCAATTTAGTTCATCAATTTAGAAAAGACGTTAGAAAAGATTTTATAGAAAAACAAACATCAATATCTTTTGATAAAAAAGAAACTAAAAAACCAACTTTACCAAAGGTTAATAAGAAAAAAATAGAAAAATTTAAACCTGTAAAAACACAACAAAAAATAGGTGTAATACGTAAATTTTTAAGATGGTTATGGTAGTACGTTGTTCATCACTCGGAAAATTAATGACAGAGCCTCGTTCAAAAAGTGAGGTTCTAAGTCAAACCGCAAAGAGTTACATCGAAGATTTATTTAATGAGTTGGAGTTTGGTTACCGTAAAGAGTTTAGTTCACGATACACTGACAAAGGACTTGAAATGGAAGACGAGGCTATACAGTTTGCAAGTGAGCAGTTCGATTGGGAGTTCGTAGTTAAAAATACGGAGCGTTTTACAAATGATTATATAACAGGCGAACCTGACATAAACACGGATAATTTATTAGCTGATATTAAATGCAGTTGGTCTTTAGATACATATCCTATGTTTGAAGCTGATTTAAAAAACAAGGATTATTACTGGCAGTTACAGGGTTATATGTGGCTCACAGGTAAGACCGAAGCTGAATTAGTTTACTGCTTAATGAACACACCTTTACAAATAGTTGAGGACGAAGTAAGACGTGCGCATTGGAAAGCGGGATTAATTGACGAGGATATTGATTTGAGACATGAAGTTCAATTGAAACACAATTACGATAACATTCCAAGTAAATTACGTGTAAAACGTTACATCGTTGAACGTGACGAAAAAGCAATAGAAAAGATAATCGAAAAAGTAGAAATAGGAAGAGAATACTATAAAATGTTAAAAGGTTTAATTTAAAAACAAATACAATGGAGTACGACAACACAAACGCTGGAGCAATTTTCAAGAACGAAACAGCAACAGGAAACCAACCAACCTACAGAGGGAAGATTAATGTAGATGGTATTGACAAACAAATAGCTATGTGGGTAAAACAAACAAAAGACGGAAAGTCTTTCTTTTCTGTTAAGATTTCAGAGCCTTACCAAGCTGAGTTACCAACAACACAAGCACCAAGCGAGTTAAAAGACGATTTACCGTTCTAACATGAAAGCGATTGATGCAATAATTAATATCGAGGAAATAACACGTAAAGCGATTCAAGTTCACTTTGAAAATACGTGCGAAAGTCCGAGAGCATTTTGCCAACGTAGTAAGTTACAACAAGGACAGCTCAACAAGTTTTTACGACATGAGGGCGGTTTAAACACGGAAACTTTACAGCGAATAGGTAAGGCACTTAATAACATAAAATGGAAGCACTCTTAACGGGGTGCTTTTTTTATTTAAAAATAGTTGTATATTTACAAAAAAATTATATATGACAATTATTTTACTTGTAGCGTTCGCATGGTGGTTTGTTAAATTTGAGCCTTTACACTTTGCAATTGACTACTTCTTTGAGTTCTTCAGACCGACATTTGTTACAAATTGGATACACCATTCACTTTCATGTTATAAATGTGTAGGGTTTTGGTCAGCTTGGATTATTACGGGCAACTTTTTTACTGCTTGTATCGTTTCATTAATATCTTACACATTAGATTTATGTTTACAGAAATTGACATAGAATACATCGAAAGCATTCGTTTGGAAACACAGCACGTTCAAGAGAGTAAAAGTGTCTTAAACAAGCTAAAAACGATAAAAGAACGGATTACAAACGAGAACTTTACAAAATGCTTTTGCTCGGGAGTAGTGAGAAAGCAATATTTAAAAGATTTTTTTACTTGGTATGAAAGCTATTCTCGATAAACTACTCACAGAAAACTACAACGAAGTAAGCAGGTACACGCATTACTTTCTGAGTAGACTTAAATCTAACCTTGACTGCGATACTGTCATCAACAACGCCTACCTTTCATATATTGAACACGACATCAAAGGAAAAACACCAACTTTAGACCATGAGGTCAAGTATTATTTTAGTCATTTAATTAAATGTGAGTTACTATGGCAGTCAAAAAGCAAGTTAGAAATAATAACAAGCGTTGAAAATGACTACATAGCTGAAATAGTAGATGACGAAAACACGAACGCTATAATAATTGAACTAAATATAAACCGTTACAAAGCTATTTTAGACATATACAGGGATAGCTTAGCCGATAAAGTAAAGCGAGTGTACTTCGATACGTTCCTAAGGTTGTCAAAACAGAAAGAAAAAGCCTATACAATACGAGAATTAGCAAGTCATTTCGATATTAGCGTAGGCACAGCACACGGAATGATAACAGAAATAAAAAAGGAACTTCGAGAGCTTGAACAGTTGTTGAAAAATTAACATTTTAAATAAAAAAAGATGAGCAAAATTAAAGCGGAATACTACGGAAAAGTAATTTCTAAATACGATAGCATATTAGGAGAAGTCAGAATCGAAATTGACAAGGTAAAGCCAAGCCAACACAACTATTTACGTGCAATGGGTTTCGGTCATATCTTTGAAACTACAAAGTTTGTAGGAATTGAAGAGGAAAAGCCTAAAAAAACACGAACAAGAAAAGCTAA